CTTTTAAATCTAAAGCTAAATCACATTTTAAATAATATCCATCAACTACAAATGTAGGATTTAATGTAACTGAAATATTAGTTGTTTCGTTTCTTAAAATAAGAGTATCTGCCGAGTAAAATCTCGGTATGAATTTTATAGTTTGTGATTCTATTTGCTCTTTTAAAATTATCATATAATATTTTTAATTATAATAAATATAAATAAGAATTGTTTTAAAACAAAAAAGGCATACTAATTAAAGTACACCTTTTAAAAAAAAACAAATAATAAAATTATGCTACAGTACCTTCAACAATAGAAGCTAAAATTCCTGTAGTTAATGGTCCAGTTACAAAGTTAGCAGCAACAGGTTCCATTCCTTGAAATTCCATTTTATACCCACTCATATCTCCCATAGCAGCACCATTTGAAATAGTTGCAGTTACTAAGTCCATACCTTTTGTCAAACCTGCCATAAAGAAAGAACCATTGTTATCTTCAACAATAACTTGTGGTCGTCCATAAGAAAGTAATTTAAGTTGCTTGTTATCTGCAATAGTTAATTTAGCTAAACTCAAACTTAATTTTTGGTCTACAAATGTAGTTCCGTTTTCTCTTGAACTTGTTACAGTTTGTTCAAAAGTTGAAGTTCCCTTCAATTCATATTTATAACCAATAGGAGTTCCACCTAATCCAGTTATAACATCTTCTTGTCCTGCAGTTGCAGAATAAGTTACCGTTGTTGCATCACCCCAATTAATGAAGTATACAGCTTTTAATCCACCTACTGAATTTTTACATTGTTCAGCACGTCCTAAAGAAATATCGCAAGGCATAGTTTATATATTTTAAAGTTAATAAAAAGGGGTTTTTACACCCCTATTTTAAATTTATGCTGCAGGTGTGTAAAGAACAATTTCAGAACCAACTCCGTATTGAACACCAGCTGTAAACCTCATTACAACTCTTACATTTTCTGAACCGTCAATATCAGCAAGGTCAATTAATTTAACTTCGTTGTGGTCAGATAATAAACCTGTTCCAAAATATAAGTTAGATTTTTGAGCAGCCATCATATAATCGTTAGCCAATCCATTTGCAACAAAGATTTTAACACCATCAAAAGAAAGTGAACCGTTGTTAAACCATTGTGTACCTTGTGCATTTGTACCATTAGCTCCTAATCCTGAAGCTCCGAATCCTCCTAAAGCACGTACATAATCACGAGCTACAGATTGCGAAACATAAAGATATAAATCTTCTTTTCCGTACAATGCAGCAGGAATAGCATCTACTAATTTCCCAAGTTCACCGATAACGTTAGCAGCAGTAATTCCACCTGATACAGGAGAAGCTACATCAATAACAGCAGCATCAGCAGTTGCAAGAGTAACAAGACCGTCAAATTCACCAGCAGTAGCATTAACACCTTTCCAGATATTGTTTTCCATTTTCTCAGCAACTTTAGCAACAACGTGTGCTAAAATAAAATCAGCGAAAGCTGGAGGTAAATTGTCAAATGAAGAATATCCCATTTGAATTGCTTCATAATCCGATTTAAACGTTTTTTTACAAAATTCAAGATTTACTTGGAATTCCTCAGGAGTAATAATTCTTTCAGTTAAAGTAACTGTAGAAGTAGAAGTAAAATCACAAGTAGCATTAGCAACGATTGCATCAGTAGCAATTCTTTTGATAACTTCTTTAAATTTAATGTTTGGTTTTACTTCGATACCGCCATTAGCGATTGTAGAACCTGATAATAATGCAGCAGAAATATATTTTCCTGCAAACTCCCCAGCATAGGTAGTTGTAATTGATGTTGTAGTCGCCATAGTTTATTAATTAAAAAGTTTTGCCATAACTATATCTTGTGTAGTCATTTGGCGATTAGTTGATATTTTATTTAGTTTAACTTCGTTTTTAACTTCAGGTGAGTGTGTTAATGGTTCAACAACAACTTCTGAACTTAATTCTTGTTTTACTGATTTTAATTCAGCAATTTCAGTTCTTAATTTTTCAATTTCTGCAAAGAACATTTCTTTAGAAACTGATTCTACAATTCTTTTAGGAGTTGCTACTGTTTCAGCTTGTGCTTCAACTTCTTCTTCAACTTCAGGAGCTTCTTCTACTTCAGCTTCAGCTTCTTTAATTTCAGCAATAACACCCTCAACGGCTACTACTAAAATCATTCCATCTTCAAGTTCGTATTCGCCAACTGGCATTGCAATACGTTCTTCACCGTTTACAATAAAAACAGCATTATCTGTTTCAAAAGCATCAGCTTCTATAACAGTAACTCCATCTTTAAGTTTCATTTGAGCAAGTTTTACTTCCATACCCAAAAGAGTTTTGATTTCATTAATTACATTCATATTTATTTATTTACTTATTATTAGTCATTTAAACCTGCTATTAATTTATCAACATTGTTAAACCTTTTTTTTGCGACATCAGATTGAAACTTTGCTCTATCAAAATCAGCCTTAGCGTTTGGCGGTAATTCAAGTCCAATTTGTCTTGCTAATTTTTGAAGTTCAGCATATTGAATTAAAACATTATCGTATGCAGCAAATGAATTTTTTGCATCCAATTTATAAGCTAATAAAGCATCTTTTGCTTTTGTTTTTGCTGGAGCAACTTTATCTAAATATGTTTCTGCAGAAGATACTGCTTTTTGAAAAGAAGCTAAATCAGCTAATTCTACTTTTTCACTTTTTAATTCTGTTTTTCCAAACAAAGAATTCATTACTAATTTTTCAGTTGTCATATTATTTTTTTTAGTATTAATTATTATTATTTAGTTTTGTTATAAATTACGAACTTACACTTGTTATAACTCTTGGTGCGTTTGTGTTTGTAACTGTTGCATTTGATTGTGCTACTGTAGAACCAATTCCTTGTTCTTGCAATTCACCATTGCAACATTTAGAACTGTATGTTCCATCTTTACATACGCAACCTCTTTTACCACCTTTTGGCGAACTTGTTTTGTTTCCCATAATTTTATTTATTAATTTCAGCATTAGTTATTATTGATTTTATTTTATCTATTAATTCTTGTTCTTTTGCAACTTCTAAACTCATTTCTAATTTGTCGCTAAAATATCCTTCGATTGAAAATCCTTTAACTTTTCCTGTTTTAACAAAGTCATTCCATATAACTTCATTGTTTACTTTCATAGATACCATCCAAGTGCCTACGGGTGCATTTAAGCCATACTTTTTAGATTTATCCATATCTACATCTTCAACTATCCAAGATTCAACTACAGTTAAATCTTTTAACTTTTTATCGTGTTCTAATGTAGCGTTGTTTTGATTTGAATTCATTAAAAATAATTCACTTGCGTGTCTTACTGTATCTTCTGAAAAGAAAATATAATACTCATCTTCGCCATTACGTCTGTAAATATTTTTATTTGGAATTAATGCAGCACCCATTAAAATCTTTTTTTCATCATCTACTTTTGCAAGTTCTAAATGTTCACTTAAAGCTATAAAATTAGATTCTATTGCAGGAAATTCTACTATTGAAACTGCTTCTATTCCGTTTAACTTTTCGTTTTCATCTATTATTAATTCTACTATTCGCATCTTATATTTTTTTAATTATAATTAATTTAATTTATATTTGTTTTAATTAACCTATACTTGCTGATTGTACTATATTTCTATCTAAACTTTGCTGAGTTGTAACATCATTCGCTACTACATAAGCCTTTATAGGTTGTGCTTCTTTATTACCTATTGTTTGTGCTAATTGATTTGTTGAACTTGCACCTACTACGTTAAATGAAGGAGGTGCTGGAGCAGATGAGCCACCGCCATCACCACCTACATTTGCAGCAGATGAGCCTCCACCACTTCCTAAAATAGATTTTGCTCTACCTACTGCTCCAAATACGGCAGCAACTTGTGTTGCATAAAACAAAGGAAAAGCAAATGCTGCTGCTGGACCCGTACCTTTTGCTGATTTTTGTGCAATATCTAAACCATTTATTAAACCCGTTGCAGAACCAATAGCTATTTCTGCTAATGCTGCTGCTTTAGATGCTGCAGTACCTTTTTTAAACACATTACTTAAACCACCTAAAGCACTTGCAGTTTGATTCCAAAGATTTAATTTTAAATCAAATTTAGCTTGTTCAATATCCGCTTGTGTTTTTGCATCTGCTTTATTAGCAATTCCCATTCTAACTTTATGTTCTGCATCTAATTTTTCAATTAAAGTTTGCCTTTCAATTTCAGTTTGTGCTAAAGATTCAATTTCTAAAACTTTTCTATTGTAATCTAATTCTTCTTTTTTAACTGCCGTATCTGCTAAACGTGTTGCCTTTTCATCGTCATATCTTTTGTTTAAATCAGCTATTGCTTTATTATGATTTTCTTCAGCTAATATTTCTTGTTGATGTAATTCTAATAAAAACTTTTGTCTATCTTCTTTTGATAATTTATTATCATTTAAAACAATATTTCTTTTTTCATCAATAGAAATTTTATTGTTCTTTAATTGTTCTGTAACAGCATTTTTTTCTAATTCAAAATTTGCTTTTTGTTTATCTTCTTTTTCTTTTAAAGCTGTTTTTTCTGCTTCGGTTTTTGATTTTAATATTTCTTTTTGTGCATCTGCCGCTTCCTTTGCATCGCTTGTTTCTTGTCTTAATAACATTTTTTTTTGTTTATTAAGTTTTATTCCTGTCATTGCATTTTCAGTTTCAGCTTCGTTAAGTGCAATAGTAGCTTCTCGGATTTCTCCTTTCATTTTCTTTTCAGCTTCTCCACCTAAATTTTTTGCTCTGTCTTTTAAAATTCTTAAATCTTCTGCAGCAATTCTTGTTTTTTCTTTACTTGATGAAATTTCTGCTTTTGTAACTTCTTCTAATGCTTTCTTTTTATCTTTTATTGATGCTGTTTCATCTGTTAATATTTCTCGAGATTGAACTAATAATTTATTTGTTTCAGATTGAACAACTGCTTGCATTTTTCTTGCTTTGTCATTCGCTTGTTGTTGTTTTGCTAAATTATATTCTATTTTAGCAGTAGTTCCATCAACTGCTCTGCCTAATTGTTTATATGATTCAGATGCTTCTGCATTTGCTTTTTTCATATCTTCAGCAGCACCTTTAAAGTCTAAAGTAATAAATTTATAAGCAGCGGTAGTTACATTTATTAATGCTCTACCAAGTCCAAAAATCGCATCTTTAACCTGTGTACCTATGGCAGATAAAGCAGCAAAAGCAGCTTTTAATTCTTTACCTCCAGCAATCGAACTTTGAAACGCTTCATATAAAAATTTTGCGGTAACAACTATTCCAGCTAAAATGGCACCAACTGGATTTGCAACCATTTCCCACATTTTTAAAATCAATCCGTTAGCTCCTTTTACAGCAGAACCAAAAGCAGGATTTAATTTTCCAACACCATCACCTAATTTATCTATAAATTCAGATTGTTTAGAACCTTGTAATGTATTTCCTAATTCTTTTGATTGCGTTGTAGCATCTTTTAAACCAGCTTTAAATTTAGAAACGCTTGTAGTAGCACCTTCAATATTGGTTTTTATTTGTACTTCAACAACTTTTATTTCAGCCATTTTATTTTTCTTTTAATTTGTGTTTTAAATTCTTTTATAGTAGTGATTCTTTGATATTTTCCTTTTGCTATTTCTATAACTTCACTTTGTCCGTAATGTTCGTGCAACGATAATAATTCTAAAATTTGTTTTATCATAATATTCTTAAATCAGTTAGTAATTCAAATGAAGCCTCGCCTGTCGTTAAATCCGTTGTAAATGAATTTATAATGTATCTTTTGTCTCTTATTATAACCCTATCATTCAATTTAAGCGTAGTTAATATTGATGTTGGTAGTATAGCACTAACTTTAATTAATCTTGCTTTATAATTAAATATATTACTTAAATAATCTTCGTAATATTGATTGTATAAAC